CTGGTATTCGGTGAAAAATCGTGAAATTACGGTACACCGACTGCCCCCATTTGCTCTAAAAAAATTCCCTAAATGAAAATTTTTAAGGAGGTGAGGAAATTGGCTAGACCGTCAAAAAGTGTGAAAACAATGAGCAAGAATTTAACGAAGGAAGAAATCGCAATTCGTACTCAAACAGAAGACAAATTAAAAGGTGCTGCCGATGAAATCTTGCCTCCTACACACCTGAATGCAAGGCAAAAGAAAATTTTCAATTTCATTGTGAAGGAGTTACAAGCAAGCGGGATTCTTGGTAATCTCGATATTTATATTCTAAGCACCTGTGCGGTAGCCATTGACCGAGTGCAACAAATTGAACGAATAATTAACAGGGATATTGAAAGGCTTTTAGACCGTAACTTATTGAGTGCTAAAGATAAGTATTCAAAAGAGTTTTTCCGTTGCTGTAATGAATTAAGCCTATCGCCTCAAAGTCGAGCAAAGCTAGGAAATATCAATTTCCAAGTTCGAGTTGAAGAAGATGATCCACTGTTAAAAGTATTGAGTGGTGGCAAAAAATGATATTCGAAAAGGCAGTAAAATACGCTGAAAGAGTTGTAAAAGGCAAAGAAATTACAACAAAAGAGGTCATTATTCAGTGTAATTGGTTCCTAAAGGATTTAGAAAAGCAGTATGAAGATGATTTCGATTACTATTTCGACATGGAAGAAATAGAAAAGATAGAGGGTCTATTAGAATTACTTAACTTTGCTACAGGTTTAGGTGTTGCAGGAAAAACAATATTAGAGGGCTTGGAAGGATTCCAGGCTTTTTTTCTTGTCAATATATTCGGATGGCGCTTTAAAAACGATAAAGAAAAGTTTAGATACCGTGATATTACATTGTTCATTCCACGTAAAAACGCCAAGACGTTCATTTGTGCCTTAATCATAATCATCTTAATGCTTACAGAGGATGATTATTCAGAGTTCTATTCTATTTGTTTGGATCGTGAGCTTGCAGGTGAAGTAAAAAAGGCTATGACACAAATTATCATGGCCAGCCCAGGCGTTGCTAAATACTTTGTGATTCCAAAAACGTTAAGTGGAAAAATTGTATGTACTTTAACAAATAGTTTTTACCAGGCGCGTACTGCAGAGGCGAATAGAAATAACTCAATCCGACCATCTGCTTTTATCGCTGATGAAGTGGGCGCATTTAAAGATTATAAGAATATAAATGCCATGAAATCAGGACAATTAAACGTTAAAAATCCATTACGTTTTAAATTAACAACGGCCTACGCTGAGGATAAATCGATCATGCTAGAAGAATTGGCCTATGCAAAGAAAGTCTTTAATGGATTTATTGAAGATGATCGTATGTTTGCGCTGCTTTATTATGCTGAGGACGAGCATTTATGGGACGATACAGGGCTATTACAGGCTAATCCATTGAGAGTTGAGGAAAACTATAACGAGATACGAGATAGCCGTAAATCAGCCATAGAAAAGCCCTCAGAGCGTGAAGAATATCTTTGTAAACATATGAATCACTTTTTACCTTCCAATAGTGGTGAAGCGTATGTAAATGTGGAAGACTTGCGGAAATGTAAAATGGATAATTTCGATTGGTCGGGCCGTCAAGTTTGGTTAGGTTTAGACTTGGCCATGACGAATGATAACTGTTCATTTTCGATGGTGACAGAGGAAGACATGCAAATATATGCTGATTCCTACGCGTTTGTACCGTCTGAGCGTATCCCTGATAAAAACCGAGTGGAAAAGATTAATTACTACGATCACATTAAGTCAGGGAAGTGTTTTTCTTGTGGTGATATGACTGTTGATTACGGCTTTATTGAACAAATGATTTTAGAGGTAGAAGAAAAATTCAGTGTGTTTGTAATGGGCGTAGCATATGACCGTTATAACTGCCTTTCTACTGCTCAGAAACTAGAAAAAGAGGGTTTAGTCACAGTGGAAGTAAAACAGCATTCAAGCGTATTACATCCAGCTACAAAGCTATTACGAGAAAAAATTATGGATAAAGAATTTCACTACACTGAAAATGAATTACTAGAAGAAAACTTCCAAAATGCAAAAGTAACTGAGGACACTAACAAAAATATTTATGTTAATAAGAAAAAATCAACTGGCAAGGTCGATATGGTCGTAAGTCTAATTAATGCAATCTTCTTACTGCAGCATGATGTCATTTTTAATCCTGATGCTGATTGGGGCGCACAAGTCATTTAAGGAGGTGAGATTGTGGGATTAATAAAAGAGTGGCGTGAATGGCGTGATTATAGACGTGTTCAGGAATTTCGCGAAAGTGGAATGGATGAATTGTTGCTGCAAGCAGGTTTAACAAGTGCAGTTTTAACAAAAGAAGAAGCGCTAAGTATACCTAGTGTTGGCACCTGTGTAGATTTAATTTCGGACATTATTGCAACTTTACCTATCAAATTGCACAAAGAAACCAGCGGTAAAGTCGAGGAAGTGGACGATGATAGACGTGTTTTTCTACTTAATGACGAGACACTAGATACGTTAGACGGCTTCCAGTTTAAAAAGGCCCTAGTAACTGATTATCTATTGGAAGGCGCAGGGTACGCATATATCAATAGAAAAAGAAACAATGTTGAAAGTCTTCATTATGTAGAAAATCGAAATGTATCAGTGTTAGTTGGTATTGATCCAATATTTAAAAGCTATGATATATCCGTTAACGGTGTGAATTATCGGGATTTTGAGTTTGTTAAAATTGCTAGAAATTCAAAGGATGGCGTAACAGGTAATGGAATCATAAAAGATCACAATAAAATTTTATCAGTCGCGTACAACACGCTTGTTTTTGAGGAATCGCTTGTTAAAACTGGCGGTAATAAAAAAGGTTTCTTAAAGTCATTGGGCCGATTGTCAAAGGATGCAATTAAGGAATTAAAAGAAGCCTGGAACAATTTATACAAGAACAATACAGAGAATATTGTTGTATTAAATAATGGCTTAGATTTCAAAGAGGCATCGAGTACATCGGTTGAAATGCAGCTGAATGAAAACAAA